TTGGTATTCGATTTAAAACTGAACAAAAATGAAACAGGTATTATCATTCGAGCAAATGAAACATTTACAAGAACTTGGATTATACCATATCTACACCTTGCAGGATATTCTCGATAAGCTGCCTTGCTTCATCGGCAATGAAGTGCTGACCATGCAAAAACTTGCAGATAGCTATACATGCTTGTATATGGAATCTTATACTAGGTCTATGATAAATATTACAGAAAGTAAAGAACTCATTGATGCAGCTTACGAAATGCTGTGTTGGTGTATTGAAAACGGATATGTTAAAGTTGAAAATGAGTAAATCAGAAGAATATATTGAAATCAAGAGTTTTGTGGTAGTCAATCCCAACTTCCCGGTTATCACAAAAGAAAGTGCTCTTAAAGCCGTTGCAATGGCAGAGGAAGAAATGAAACGGAAAGCCATCGAAGTTCTTTCCTCTGTTTTGGATAACTGGGTGCATGGTGGTGACGCAGACTGTATCATTGCGGAGTTTGAGGAAAGATTAAATATCGGATAAAAACAGAACGGGCGCCCTGCGGCATACAATAATATGCGGGGCGCCCGTTGTCAATGAGAAGTTATCGTGTTTCTTTCCGCAGTCTTTCCCTGACCTGCCGCTCCGTGAATCCGAATGCCGCGGCGAACTGTTTGAATTTCTCCTTCTGCCCGGAGGGGAGAAGGGAGTACAGGCTTGAGAACGGCGTGCCGCCTTCCAGCGCTTTCCTGATTTCTTTCTTTTTCATATAAGTTCCTTTATCTGTTTCTTACAACATTCACAATCACACAGCAGCAACCTGGCTTTGTCGAACATCTTCTGTCCTATATTGCCGGACAGGTAACATATCTCCTCGCCCCACGGGTCGATCCCCAGCGCCTTTGCCATGTGCGCTTCCAGGTGCTTCCTTTCGTGGTCATAGGAGTTCTGGAACTCGGCGGGCGACGATGTGATCCCTATCACCATGACCGTCTGCCTTGTGCCGTAGTTGGAATAGGTGAGTCCGGTATCCGGTTTGCCGGAGGACAGGTTCCTGTACGCCGTTTCCAGATCATCCCCGCGGCAGCCTATGTCATAGAGCCTGCCCATGATCTCGTCGGTGTAGTAACAGTCCACGGCATAGTAGACCTCCACCTTCCATCCGTACTCCTCTATGTCAAACCGCTGGCGGATCATAACATCTCGTCCCATTCCACCGGTTCCCCGGCCCTTGTCATTTTCGCATACCACATGCACATGACCATGCCTTCCGGAGCGTCATGGTCATCTATGATATCCTTGACGTAGAGTGCCAGATGGGGCTCGTCGGCAATGGAGGACTTGAAACAGTCCGCTTTTGCCTGGTTGGCCACGTATACATAGTCATATAATGTGTTGTTCTCCACCCTGACCCCGTTCTTGGCCAGAAGCTCGTCCACCTTGTCCTTGGTCATGGGTTCGATCTTCTCGCTTTTTCCGGTTGCCGGGTTCATCCTGCGCATGAGTGACACGGCGAAGTCGCACAGCTTCTTGTTGAAGTGCCAGCCATTGTGCCGGAGATACGCCGTCATCTCCTTTGGCCGGTCATCATATATGTCCAAAGGTTCCTTTGTCCTGTTCATGGTCTTCTTGTTAGCCGGGACGGAGGATTCCCCCGTCCCGGCGGGTTAAACTAACGGTATCTTGAATAGCGTCCTGTTCCGGGCACTCCGCGGCGCTGGCCCATCGAGCCGCCGCCATAACGGTTCCCGTATCCTCCGCCGTATCCGCCACGGTTTCCATAACCGCCACGTTGTCCCATGTCGTCATACTCGTCATAGTCATCGTAGCCGTCGTCGCGTTGTCCCATGCCGCTCCCTTCCGAGAGTTCCTCAATGCACTGCATGAGCTTGCCGCCATACTTGAGCATTTTTTCGGCATAATCGGACATTCTCTCGACCTTGCTGTCTTCTATCTCGATCATCATCATACTTGTTGTTTTTTAGGATTGTTCGTACTGGGCCTTTCCGCGGGTTTAAGCAGTTCGGCCATCATGGCCTTCAGCTCGGATATCTCCTCCCTGAGAGCCTTGTTTTCCGCCTCCTGTCTCTGCCTTTCGGCAAACTCGGGATTCAGGATCTCCATCATCTTGCCGCAGGCGTCCACTATGGCACGGTGGTGGTCTATGCTCCTGAGTATCTCCGCGGACCTGTTCCTCATGGCCGCCACCTCGGAGTTCATCGACTCCCTTGATCCGGATATGACCATGTTCCCGCCTCCGGGGAAATTCGCGTCGGCGATGTCCGCCCCCGCGGGTATCTTCTGGAACGTGACGGTCTGTTCGCCGACCTTGACGGTGATGTCCACCACCATCTTCATCGGCTGGCCGAACATAACCGGCTGTGTCCCGTCCGGGACCGGGTTGGATACTCCCGCAATGGCACCGACCTCCACATAAGGCGTCCCGTCCTTATGGAGTATGTAAAACTGGCTGTTGACTCTTAAATTCTGGAAAGGCATAATTGTTTCTTTTTAAATGAGGGATTCCTCCCTCCGTGTTCTTAAACTACTCCGGTCATTATCTGCAGGGTGTTTGTCGTCCTGTCGAACCAGAACTCGAACACTCCCGTACCGGGAATGTCGGCTGCCGTCAGCGCCTCGCCGTTGTACTTGGTCACGGCCTGCGTTGCCCCGTTTGTCTCGAACAGGACCGGCAGCGTCCCGGTTGTTCCTGTGGGAACGGCCTGCGCCAGGTCGATGTAGATGGTTCCCCTGTACCAGGCATTCACGAATGAATGGTTCGGGAAGGAGAACACCACATTGTCGGCGGTGACATTCACTCCGGATGTGGCTATTGCGGCCGATCCGCGTCTGTTAACGAATTGAAAAGGAAATGGCATGATTACCTCCTTTCTCCGGGTCAACCCCAGAAACCGTTACCCGCCCCGAAACCGAAGCCGTATCCAAGACCATATTGGGCCGCCACACAGGTGGGGATTCCCACAACCGGGCTGTACGGCACCTTGGCCACTTCGGGCTGGTTGCACTCAATCTTCGCCAGACGGGCGCTCAGATCACCCAGCGCGGCGTTGACAGGCGCGATGGTCTGTGCGGACACCTGTGCGAAATACGCGTTCTGGTGCTCCTGCGAGAGCTGGTTGACAAGCGTGCTGTTTCTTTCCCGCAACGTGTCGATCTTGTCAAGCAGCGCCTGGTTCTGCATGGCGTCCAGCTTGCTGATGATGGCGTTGGTGTTGGCTGTGCCTGCGTCACGCAATGCGAGCGTGTTCTGGTTGGCCGTGTTCACCAGGGTGTTAGTCTGGTTGCAGACGGACAGCTGGTTCTCGTAGCCCATTTTGGTAATGTTCTCGTTTGTCTGGCAGCAGCACTGGCAGATCTGCGACTGGATGGCATTATTGCCCTGCATGATCGCGGTGACGATCTGGTTGGTGTTCATGCCCATCTGGTTGCCGATGTTGCATATCTGCATGCCAAGACCGTTTATGGCGGCCTGTACGGCATCGGAAGAGGTGTTCAACGCGGTGGCCAGGCTCTGGATGTCGTATCCGTTGCGTTGTACGGCCTGCATGATCACGGCGGTGTTCGCGTCGTTCTGCACGAAGGGTACCACGCCGCCCTGTCCGTTGCCCATCATTCCGCCACGGGCGCCGCCGAAGCCTCCCATGCCTCCCCATCCCATCAGGATGAACAGAAGCAGGATGGCGAACAGATCGTCACCCCAGCCGTTGCCGTTACGGCTGTTGCCGTTTCCCATCAGCGCCAGGATGTTCGGATCCACACCGCGCTGTTGCATCAGCGCCGGAAGCATGGCCAGAATGCCATTGGTGCCGCCTCCGGAGTTCCCGTTCTCGGGGAACACAAAAGTTCTTGATTCACTCATAGTTGTATTTGTATTTTGTAGTTCCGGTCACTAATCCGACCGTGGTGCAAACATACTCAACTACACGCACTCCGTCGAGCGTCCTGTTCTGATGTGTTTCCTTATTTGTTCCAGATATATTCCGATCATCGGCGAGGTGATGTTCCGGGCCAGCAGGTGCCGTATCCCCCGTGCCGTGCGGTTGGTCATCCCCGCTATCTGGTCCGGATACAGGCCGGCTTCCGAGAGCAGCCTGACAAGCACATATCTGGCGTCCGTGGACTCCATGTCCCTGAAATCGCCCAGTATCCGTTCCTTCGGCACTTCCGTTTCACGCTCGGTCAGGCCGAGCAGGTTGAAGAAAATTTCGCTCTTGCACATGATTATTCAATTTTTATTGTTACTTTTGTGCACCACATTAAAACGGCACACGTTTGTTGCGTCAAGGACTTTAGCCCTCAGCGTGCAGCAAGCGTGTGCCGTTTATGTTTTAATGTGGTAGTTAAACTAACGGAAGCGTTGAGGGCTTTTTTATTATTAACCCTCCCTTTGTTGCATATTTATTTCTTAATCACTACCTTTGTCATACAGGTAAAAGTTTTTTTTCAAATTGTTCAAATGTTTCAGGGTATGAGGAAATCCAGGATAAACACTCCGGGAAGAAGTTATGTGTTCCGTCTTACGGATGTCGTGCGCATTTATGACGAGCACAGCCGCAGCGGCCTTTCGAACCGTGAGATATTCCGCCGTTACATCTGGCCCAAATACCGGATATGTGAGCGTACTTTCTACAACATGATCAAGGCCAGCGCGGACGACCGTGTCATCGCCCGGCAGCGCGAGATGCAGATGACACTTTTCTAAAGTTTCTCAACCGCCCTGAACGTGTATTCCTCCACATCCTCCACCACTTCCGCATGATTATGGTTTGTGTCGCTGGCGGTACGCCGGAACATGTCAAAGCCGACCTTCCCGTTGTCCCCCTTGAAATCATGCAGGCAGGCACTGATCTCCTCCAGCAGGCTGAAACGTTCCAGGGACTGCTGCTGGTATCGGCTTCCTTTCCTTGACGAGCCTTCCCAGGGAGTCACGACATGCAGCCTGACTGTAACCGCCGCCTGCTGTACGGCACCCGATAGCGTCGTCCATTTATACGGCATGAACTCAAGGAACACGGCGGGCATGTCGAAAGGCTCCTCCTCCTCGATGAAGTCGACCTGTTCGTTCCACAGGTCATAGGTTCTGACTGCCGGCACCCCTTGCCTGTCCGGCAGCTGTTCCAGGCGTTCCTGGAGCTGTAAATAGAAAAAACTTCTCATACTTTAATCGTTATCGTTGAACACTTTCTTCAAATTCTCCATGGCTATCTCATCCAGCAGTTTCTCCAGATCCGGATGGCGTCCGATGAACTGACGCCTGGGAATCATGATCCTGCTTCCTGTCTTTTTAAGCGCCATGGCCTTGTAGAACTCCGCATCCCGGGATATCTGCCGGTTTTTCCTGCCGTTCCGTGCCTTCCCGGCCTTTGTCCGGGCTATACGTCCAACGGCCTGCCTGTACTTTATCCAGAAATATCCTTTCATCCTGCGGGTGACGGTGATGCTTCCCCCCTCGTTATGTATCTTCGCATACGGCACGGACGAGGTGATCTCCACCCCCTTGCCTCCTTCCATTATTTGGGAGCGTATGCTGCGTCTGAGGGTCCCGGACTGTACGAGCAGACCTCTGGTTTCGTCCGTGTCACCTTTTCGCCTTTTCCATTTCTCGTTGAAGAAGGCCTCGCGCTTGAAATTCATGTCGAACTCCTCCTTCGCTTCCACCCTGATGTCATTCAGCGTAAGGCGGATGAACCGGTTTATCCGTCCCCGCAGCTCCCTCATGGTTTTTCCGGAACCGTTGTCAGCCATTGCCGCCTCCTTTCCCGGCCTGTTTCCGGATGATCCGGCAGGCCATGCACAGTTCATTCCCGTCCCCTTTGCCGTCACAGTCCGCACAGTCCTTGCGGGTGTACGGGTTATATGCCGGGAATGTGGTCATCCGTTTCCCCGGATTGAATCGCATCATCTCCTGGTACTTTCCCGATGTGGCCTGCGATCCGAGGTTCATGGCCTCCCTCTCGTCGCTTTCCGGATATTTCCCTTTGTGGACCTGTTCTGTCGTGCAGCGGCATCCGAACCCGTTGGGCGGGAGATACCAGTCCCAGAACCTGCTGGAGAGAGGAAGGGTGATCCCGTCCAGTGGACGGTGCCCCTTGCGGACCCTCTCGTCTCCGACGGTACGGTACTGCAGGTTGTAATCCTCCCCGTCCTTCTCGAAATCCTTCCATTTCGCGGCCATCAGCGCCGATGACCTGGCGAAGTTCCACTCTGTTTTCAGATAGGCCCCGTTATAGGTGTCGTTGATTGTCTGAACGTCGTTTAAAAACCGTTCAAACGGTTTTAATCCTCCGTCTTCATCGAGCAGGGAGGGAAACGCCTCGTTCAGCTCGTGGAAGGTCTTTATTCCGCTGAAGACATAATCGGACTCCTTCAGCCTTTGCACGCTCACCTCGTCCAGCGGCACTTCCCTGACGGAAAGGTCCACGGCATTGTCAAGCAGCGCGGCGGTCTTCTTGATGAATTCCCTGACTTCCTCGTCCTCCAGCATCTCCGGGCTGAACCCCTTCTGTCTGTACAGCCATGCCATAAGCAGCAGGAAGGCCTCCTCCACCTGCGAGGTGTCGGCCTGTCGTGTGTCGTTGTCGTCTTTTTCCAGGGCCAGCGTACTACTCCCGTACAGCAGCGCGGCCCTCTCATGCAGCCCCGCATAGTCGGCGGGGCCTAGTCGAAAAAAGGTTTTACCAGCTGCTCCTTCCTGTCCTTTCTTGTCATTATGGGAATCTGATACTTGTTTACGATATATTTGGGGTCCACCTCGTAGTGGTTCATCACCATGGATTCGTATGCCACCTGCTGCTCGGGCGTGTAGGTCACGCTGTCATCCCAGTCAAAACGGTATCCCTTGACCGGAAACCCGTGTTTTACCATGCGGGGGATCAGCTGCCAGTTCACCAGGTCCCTTATCATGTCGGCATCCTTGTTGATCAGGTTGTCCAGCATGTTCTCGTGGACCTTGGACTGTGAGAGCGACGCCCCGTTGTCTACGGTCATGGTCTGCGTGAGCACCGCCTTGCTTATCTCGCTGTTGCAGCGTTCTATGCGCTTGTCGTACACATTGTACGCGTCCCCCCGTGTGGATTCCTTGATGTCGATGGTCGTCCCTTCCGGGAACAGCCCGTATGATGCGGCCCCCATGTTCCTGAGCAGTCTTTCCAGCTTGTCGAATTCCTTGGGGTCACGGCTGGTGGTCGTTCCGATACGCAAGGGGATGCCGAATATCTCCCCGAACATGTCCCAGAAGCTGGCCATGTTCTTTTTCGGGATGGTATGCAGGGCGCATTTGAGATACAGTCCCAGGTCATGCGTGCCTCCGGCTTCCGTCACCCACCATGACACGGGGCCGCTGCGGTAGTCGTACCCCGACTGCCATGTGTCGTTCTCGCTGGTGATGATCACCCCGTATTCAGGCACGACATGGGTGCGCGGTATCAGGCTGACGCTGCTGAACACCGGCTTGTCCTCCACGGTGATGACGGGTCCCAGCTCGATGAGGGAGTTCCCGTAATATATGCTCTCAAGGCTGAGCCGCATCCACTGCTTGAACCACGGTGTCTCGAACAGCTCCCTGAGATCCTCGTTCTCGGCGCCTGACCTGTCGACGATCCTGAATCCCTTGTTCATGACGAACCCGGTACGCTGTTCCACGCATCCGGCAAGGTGCCCGTCCACATCCACGTCCGTATAGATGTTGTACAGCCGGTTCCGCCTGGGCTGCTCCACATTGATGGCCTGCTGCCATGCGTGCCGCCATGACCTCAGGTCGTTGCGTGTGAGGTTCTCCGTCTGCAGCTGGAGGCTGACCGTGATGTCGCGGACCTTTTTCCTATCCGCACGGCGCGCAAGGTCCATATTGCCGATGCGCACCCCCTTGTCTCTTCCTTTTCCCATAATTACCAGATATAGTTGTTCCTGATCCCCTCACCTGTGCGGATCGGGTTGTAATAGTCTTCCTGTCCGTCGGGCCCGGTGACGGTAGGGAGGTCAAGCATCACTTCGGATGCCTGCACCGCCTCCAGCCATTCCACCTGTTTGTCATACTGTGTGCTGTACTTCTCAAGGCTCATGCGGGCAGGCAGGCCCAGCACCATCCTGTACAGCGCGATATCCGTCAGGCACCCCACCAGCGCCATGTTCCTTTCGTCCCCCTGTCTGGAGAATGCGGCATCCACGTCGTACCGTCCTCTCAAGTATCCGGCGGCAAAATCCATGGCGAACCTTTCGGCAAGCAGGCGGTTCTCCTCCTTGCTCTGCTGCACGATCTTCAGGGCTTCCTCCCCGATATTGATATAGTCCTGTTCCGTTATATACATAATGGTAAGTTTTGTTTGGTTGTCACCATCCTTCCTTGGGCGCCTGCCTCATTCCGATACGGGGCGGCATGGTATCCTGGCGCACCTGTTTCTGCAATTTGTATATCGCCCCCTCGTCCGCGTCCGGGGAGTCGTCATGCGCCCGGCTTCCCTGCTCGAAGGAGAGCGTCTGGTCAATGGATGTCCGCATGTCGGCGTCGTCCTTCAGCCTGATGTTGTACCAGACGAGCCCTCTTTCCCACAAGGGGGATATGGCCTCGATCCGTGCGAACTTGTCGGGTTTCTTGCGCGTGTCCGGCATGACGGGAAGCTGGTATCCCCTTATGTCCCCCTCCCTCTGGAACTCGTCAAGTATGGTATCCTGCATGAAGTTCGCCTCCATATAGAAGGTGGCGGCGCAGTCCTCCGGCAGGGATTCGTACAGGTCATAGAGCCAGCGTACCATCTCGCCTACGCCGCACTGCCGGCAGAACGCGCGTATGCAGTGCAGTTCCCTGTGCGATGCCGTTTTCAGCCCCCTTTTGGGCCGCCCCCACATCTTGCACGCCTTGTAGTCGTTCTTTCCGCCGCTCTTCCATGATGGGTCGACGTATACCACGATGCTTTCGTAATATTTCAACCTGAGCATCGGCTTGTATCTTATCCACCTTTCCTGGAATACCGCCCCTTCGGTGACGGGGTTGTTCATGTATTCCTTCTGGAAGGAGCGGTATCCCATGAACTCCTCCAGTCCGTGGAGGTATTCCGCCGTATATCTCTCGGGCCATGACGGGTTCCCGTCCCTGTCGAAAGCGTTGACGGAGCTGGTGTGCACGGTCCTGCTGTCAATGATCTTCTGCAGCACGCTGTTCTTTCCGATCAGGTTGCCCACCATGACAAACCGTCCTCCCTTTCCCCCGAAACATCCGAAGAGCGCCTCTTTGATCCACTTGGTCATCTCGCGTACCCGGGCCTCGCTGCGGCACATCTCGTCATCGTCAAGGTCATCCACCACTATGTAGTCGGGCCGCATCTCCCGGAAACGCAGTCCTCGCGGCGACTGTCCCCGTCCCCGGCTGAAAAAGGCACACCGGTCCTTCGTCACAAACTCCCCTTCCTGCCAGCATCCGGCATTGTACTGTTCGCCGAAATCCTCGATGATGTACCGGTTGGACTGCAGCTCCATCTGCAGGTCCCCCAGAAGGGCGTCCGCATTGTCCTCGCTTTTCCCGACCAGCACCATCACATGCAGCTTGCCGTTGAATTTCAGCCACAAGGGTATCCCGATGTCAAGGTGCACGGACTTGGCATGGCCGCGCGGCCATTTGAACACGGCGCGGCAGTTGTCGTTATTGTACATATACCGGGCCGCATCGTTCTGGAACCTGGCATTGGGACATTCGCAGTAGTGTCTGAGGTAACGCTGGCAGAAATAGTCGTAATCCCTGAGCGCCCGCGCGATGTTGCGTTTCCTCTCCTGGGGGGATTCCATGCGGTCCTCCGATGTGATCCTGGCCAGCCGTTCGCTCTGCTGCAGCCAGCGTTTGTACGCGTCCTTCCTTTCCTGTTCCGTCATGGCTTCTTTGTGAAAAAGGGGGTTAGAAAATCATCATGCAGGCCGTGGAGCATCGCCACGACCTTGTCGGGAAGCTCCGGATAATCCTTCCGGTGTTCCATCAGCCAGTCCTCGAACCGGATGAAGGCCTCCACATAATGCACCACATTGGTGCTCCTGTCCATCTTCTCGATGGTGGCGGCCAGCTTGACCAGGTCGTCGGCTATCTTCTTTTTCTTCAGATACTCGTCAGGGTCCTCGATGGCGTCGTTGATAATGGAGAGGATCTTCTGCGTGACCTCCTCGCGTGTCATTCCGTAACAGGCTTTCAGCTCCCTCCATCCTTCCTGGCTGATCCACCTGCTGAGCGTCTGGCGGGCGATCCCCGTCATCTCGATGATCCTTTCCTGCGGGATTCCCTTGAGGTACAAAGCCTTGGCGGTATCTTTCGACTTATGTCCGGTTCTTGCCATAATGAATTGTTTTTTCTGCAAAGATGCACTGCGGAACGTCCCGAAGGCAAGAAAATGCGCGGGCGTTGCACACAATGCTGAAAGTGTTGCACACTTTTTTTGAACACCTTCCCTCCAGATGTAAGTTTGCGGCAAAGAAATGAAAGAGACTAGATATGGAAATTAATAGAATATACAATGAGGATTGCCTTGAGGGGATAAAACAAATAGCGTCTGCAAGCATAGATGCAATAATAACTGACCCTCCCTATTTTGTAGGAATGACCCACAATGGGAAAAAGGGGGATTACAATGACTTAATTATAATGAAGCCTTTTTTTGATTCACTTTTCTGTGAATTTGCAAGAGTAATAAAGGAAAATGGGAAGGTATATATCTTCTGTGATTGGCGTACTTATGCATTTTATTACCCTTTGTTGTTAAAACATATAAATGTGAGGAATATGCTTGTATGGGACAAGACTAACGGTCCGGGTAGTAGTTATGCTTTTACCCATGAATTGATATTATTTGCATCGAAAGGCGTTCCCTGTATGAAGGGGAGTAATATATTTCGTTTGCCCGGTTTTGCAGGAGGAGCAAAAAAAACAAATGGGGAGATGGTCCATCCGACACAAAAACCTGTGGAAGTCATAGAAAAACTTATTACTGATTCTACCCAAGAAGGTGATTTGGTGCTTGACTGTTTCATGGGTTCAGGTACAACCGCAGTAGCCTCAAAAAAACTTAATCGGAATTTTATCGGCTTCGAAATCCAAGAAAAATATATCGCTATATCTGAGAGTCGATTAAAACAAGTTTAAATAATCCTCAAATCAAAATAGACGGAAATGGGCAAAAGAATAAGAATAAGCAACGAAACGCTGAACTGTTACGGAACATGGGTGAGGACGGACGGGGTGGACCTGTCCCAGTACGAGCGGAACCCTGTATTGCTGTGGATGCACGAGAGAGGGTGCGTCATCGGAATGGTGAAGGATATCAGAAGGGAGAACGGTGAGATTACCGGAGAGCCCTGGTTTGACGATGTCCGGGAGGAGAGCAGGATGGCCAGACAGCAATGGGAGAAAGGCACGCTGCGCATGGGATCGCCCAATTTCGACATACTCGAACTCTCCGAAGATCCGGCACTCCTGAAACCCGGGCAGACCTGCCCCACGGTGACCAGGTCCAAACTGGTGGAATACAGCATGGTGGATATCGGGGGGAATGATGACAATATCAGCCTGATTTATGAAGGGAAACCGTTGAAACTCAGCAAGGGGGACGGCTCGCACAGTCTTCCCCTCCTGAAAAAAAACAATAACCAAAAAACTACACCTGAAATGAACAATGAAGAAATGAAAGCAGTCGCCCTGATGCTGGGCCTCACGGATGCCGCGACACTGACAGACGTGCAGAAAAAGATCAATCTCCTGCTGGAGTACCAGAGAGCGAACGGAGTGCTGCAGGCCGAGAAGGAGAAGCTGGAGAAAGAGCTTGACGGACTCAAGCTCTCGGGTATAACCGCCCTTGTGGATTCCGCCATCGGGGAGGGAAAGATCAGCGCCGACAGGAAGGATCATTTCATCTCCCTGGGGAAATCGGTCGGCGCGGAGTCCCTCAAGCTGACCTTCGAGGCGATGAACCCTGCCCTGCGCCCTTCCGCCATACTGGCCGGGAAATCCGGAGGAGCCGTACATGCGGGAGGCTACGAGAAATGGACGGATGTGCCGGAGGAGGAGCTCAAGCTGATGCGCTCCGATGACCCGCAGCAGTACAGACGTCTGTACAAGAAACAGTTCGGAGTGGACTGTCCTGAATTTAATTAACTAAAAATTAGAAGAGAATATGAAAAAGAAATTTATTCTGAAATTTTGGACCGGAACGGCCTTCAATATCATAATGGGGGTCATCCTTGCGTCAATGGTGGGGATCAGCCCCGCATACGGTGCGGCCTCGGGAATAGTTGTGCCGATGCTTCTTAAGGGATTCATGCCGGCCGGTGCCGCCATGGAGGGTGTGTACACCGAAGTATGGACGGGAGAGCTGGTCAGACAGCTCGGTGCGGGACTGACGGCGTCGTTCCTTGACGGGATACCGGACTATTCCGCAAGAGTGAACAACGAGATCATCCACCTGGTGGATGTGGGTGCCGATCCGGACGTGCTGGTGAACAACACCACCTATCCCATACCCATACAGAATCTGGAGGAGAATGACATCCCCATCGGGCTGGACAAATTCCAGACAAAGGCCACCCGTGTGACGGATGACCAGCTTTATGCAATTTCCTATGACAAGTTCTCGCTTGATGTCGAGCGTCACAGGAACGCCATCGACCGTATCCGTTACAAGAAGGCTGCGCACGCCCTGGCTCCATACAGCCATACAGGCAAGACTCCGGTGATCCCCACCAGCGGGGAGGCGGATGCCACAGGACGGAAAAAACTGACCTTGAAAGACATCATCGCCTTGAAACGCGCCCTGGACAATGCCGAGGTGCCGGAGGACGGGCGCCGTCTTGTGCTGTGTCCGGACCATGTGAACGACCTGCTCGAACAGGACCAGTCGTTCAAGGACAAGTTTTACAATTATACCAGCGGCAAACTCCTGAACATGTACGGTTTCCAGATCTACACGTTCATCAACTGTCCGTATTACACCAAGGAGGGGGTCAAGGTTCCGTACAACCAGACTCCGGGTGAAACCGACCTGAAAGGATCCTTCGTGTTCTATGTACCCCGCATGTTCCGTGCGCAGGGCTCGACCAAGATGTATTATTCGGCTGCGGCTACCAGCCCGCAGACCCAGGAAAGCCTGGTCAACTTCCGCCATTACTACATCGTTCTTCCCAAGAAACAGGAGGCGATCGGAGCCATCTATTCGTGGGACGGTACCACTGTCCAGAAAAAGGACCAGGAAGTTCCGGCCGAGAAACGGTGGGCCGAGGTGAGACGGGAAGCGGTGGCGGCAGCGAGAGCGAAAGCCGCGTCTGAAGGAACGGATTCGGAAACCGATGAAATCGAGCCATGACCATGACACCAAGAGGACTACGAAACAATAACCCTGGAAACCTCCGCCTGTCAGGTGACAGGTGGAAGGGCCTCCGCCCGGTGCAGACGGACAAGGAGTTCTTCCAGTTCACCGACATGAGATACGGCTACCGTGCCATGCTCATCACCTTGAGGAACTACCGGAAGAAACACGGTTTGAGGACCCTCTCCCTTATGATCGGGCGTTACGCCCCGTCCACGGAGAACGACACCCGCGCCTACCTTTCAAGTGTATGCGGCGAGCTTCAGGTTCCCACTACCTACGAGCCTGACGTGGATGACAAGGGGACGATGTGCCGTCTGGCCGCCGCGATGAGCCGGGTGGAAAACGGCGTGCCCGCCGTCATGGCGGACATAGAGGCCGGCTGGGAGATGATCTGAAAAATGACATGCGTATGGACTGGGGCACTGTATTCGAACTTCTCCAGCAGTGGCTGGCCCCCACGGGGTGCATAGCCATGGCAATAGGCTGGTGGCGTGACCGCAGGCTCGTCAAGGTCCGTGCGGTCAAGGAGAACGAGGGCACATACAAGCAGTTGTATGACGACCTCTCCGAGACGACTTTACATTTAAGCGACCAAATACGAAAAGTCAATGAGAAAATTATCGTTCTGGAACAGGCGCTGCGTAAATGTTACCAGTGCAAGTATGCTGACCGCTGTCCTGCTGTTGTCTGGATGCGCAGCAAACAGGGAGAGCCGAACAGCCGTCCGCTCGGGCTCTCTTCAGAGGAGCGTAACCGGGGAAATAATCTTCGGCAAGGCCCCGACGACTCTGACGAGCCTGGCACTGAAACCCGGGCTCCTCCGGACGATAGGCGGCCTTCCGGCCGGCATGGGCGTGACGGAGCAGCATGAGGGGCTGGACCTGAGGGTGGAGTCAGACGGGGAAGGCGGCGTGAACGTCACGGCCGTCTCGTATGCCCGGCCGGAGATCACCGTAAGGGAGACCTCGGATATGAGGTTGGAGTCAGAGGAGGCTACGGCCGGGGAAAAACAGCCGGTTCCCTCTTTTTGGGACCGGACAAGGACGAAGGTGTTGTGCTGTTTTGTCCTCCTGCTTCTCTTCTGGGGACTCCGGCGGTTTAAAGACAAATCAAGGAACAATTAAAACATGAATCATTATGGCAGAAACGAATACCGGCGCCATCTATGGCGTGAAAGCTCTCAAATATAAAGGGAAGGCTCTCGGGCTGATATCCGAGGACGGGCTGCAGCCCGGAGGCGACTCGCCTTCCAAGACCCGCATCTGGGCGGCGCAGAAACGCAACGCGCCGTTCGCGGTGCTCAAGTCCACACCGGGAACCAAGACATGGACGTTCACGCTCATCGAGCTGTCCGCGGACAACATGATACAGGTGATGGGCGGGACGAAGGAAAGCACCGGGGTCTATGTGCCCCCGACGGAGGACAAGGACGTGCAGGGCGTGTTCGACATCGAGACCGTGACGGGACACACGATCCGTATCTATAACGGGGTGCTCACATGCAATTTCGCCAACGGGATCAACTTCAGCAACGTGCTGGGCATCGAGTGCGAGCTGGAGATGCAGGATGCCGGGGAGAAGCCTCCCTACAAGATCTTCGCCCCGGGTGACAGTGTACCGGAATATACCGAGTAATGACGGAAGGGAAGGACACACGAAGTCGGGCGGCGGACATGCTGCTTGACATCGGCATCCGCATTCCGGTGATGCCGCTCAGGCCCTTTAAAAAACGCCCCGGGAAATCCTTCCTTGTCATGCGCCGTCCGCCCGCCGGGGCGGTCATCCGCATAGCAAGGCGGTACCTGGAGCTCGGCGTCACCCCGGAGGATATCAGGGCGATGGACTATGAAGAAAGGATGCGGTTCGTGGCGGAGAAGGGAAAGGCGGTCAGCCGGATGGTCGCGCTGGCCGTATGCACCGGATGGCTCTCGGGGATGCTGTTCTCCGGCCCTGTGGCATGGTATCTCAGATGGAGGGTGCATCCGGCGATGCTCTCTGCCGCCCTCATCGAGCTGCTCAGGGGCATGGACATACAGCCTTTTTGCAATACTATTCCGTTGGCGTCCAGAACGGCGGAGCTGCTGGAGCCGATAGGAAGCCGGGAAAGGAAAACGGGTTAACGGGCCGGCAGGAAGGCCCCCATAGCGTTTTCGGAATCATCGCGCAGGCGATGGAACGGTTCGGCAGGTCGAAACGGCACATCCTGTGGAAGATCAGCTACGCCGAGCTGATGCTGATGAACACGGATGTCAGCCGGTATGTGACCAAGGAGGAGCTCCTGGAAAGGGAGCGCAAACGTAGGCCGGACAAATTCACCACTGAATATTATCAAACAAAACTGGGAGGATAGGAATGGAACCTGTAAGACTGGAGATACTGCTTGACGACAAGACCCTGAAGGGGATGCGCTCGGTGGAGGGCAACCTTTCCGGGATAGGCCTGTACGCAAAACAGGTCATCGCACAGCTGGAGCAGGAACTGCTGGAACTGCAGAAACAGTACAGGAATGCCATGGCCGCAGGTACGAATACCGATGCCCAGATGGCGGACATCCAGGCACTGCAGGGAGTCATCAGGCAACTGAAAGCGGAACTGCAGGGGCTGGAAGAGCAGAAGAAAAAGACAGGATCCACCCCTCTCATGGGAGATGATCCCGCCCCGAAACTCAATAATGTGAGGATGAGCATGCAGCAGATCGCCCGGGAACTCCCCTCGCTGGCAATGGGTCCCCAGATGTTCTTCCTCGCCATTTCCAACAACATTCCCATGTTCACCGACGCCCTGTCGTCAGCCCGCCAGGAGTATGAGGCGCTGACCAAAGCCGGAAAGAAAGCCACCCCGGTGTGGAAGCAGGTGCTTTCCTCACTGTTCTCGTGGCAGACGGCGCTGGCCGCCCTGATTACCCTGTCCGTCGTATACGGGAAGGAGATCGGCGGATGGGTGAAGAGCCTGTTCGGCGTGAAGGATGCCGCCCTGTCCGCGGCGAAAGCCCAGGAAAAGGTGAATGAATCCTTCAGGAACAGCAGCAGTGATGTGGCGGAACAGGTCGCTCTCGTCAGGTCCTTGTCCGAAAGATGGAAGGAACTGGGAGACAACATGTCCGATAAAAAACAGTTCATCACCGAAAACAAGAAGGAGTTCGGGAAACTCGGTGTTGAGGTGGGCAACGTGAATGACGCCGAGAACCTGCTGGTGGACAATACGGACGTGTTCATCGGGGCGATGATTCTCAGGGCCGAAGCTGCCGCAGCGTTCAAACTGGCCACGGAGCAGACGGAGAAGGCCTTGAAAAAACAGAACGAGATAGAGGAAAGGCGGAAGAAGGGCCCGACTTTCTGGGACAGGTTCAGGGCCAATTTCTTCTCTTCCGCGTCCGGATCAGCTACTTATACCCGACAGGCGGACGCTCCCACGGCCGAACAGCTCAGAGAAAATGATATCTCCGCCCTGGAAGAGGAACAGAAGGCGGCGGAGGATACGGCCAAATCCTATATGGACCTGTTCCTTGCGCGGACAAAGGAATGGAAGGAGAGGCTTAAATCGGCAGGCATAAAGGAAGATGACGGCAGGGAAACCAAGGATACGGGCAAATCGGCCCGGGATTATCAGGACGAACTCGCCGACGCCCGTATCAGGGCACAGCAGAAACTTGAGGCGGCACGCATATCGGTCATGCGGGAAGGTGTAAGGAAACGCCAGGCCCTTGCAAGGCAGGAGCTTGACGAGTCGCTCGCGCAGATCGACAAGGAGGAGCGTGACACCCTCAAGAAAATGGACGAGGCCGAAAAGAAACGGGGTGTGAGGTCCACGCCCGAGGAAAGGCAGGCCGTGAAAGACAACGCCTCGCAGCAGCGTCTTGTCGCCTACCAGCAATATGCGAAGGAATTCTATACCGCCGACAAGGAATGGCAGGAGAAGGACCTGCAGTCCTGGATTGACTATAACAAGGAATACGGCACATACCAGCAGAAACGTCTGGCCATCATGCGGGAATATACCCTTAAATCCTCGAAAGAGAGTCTGAACGGGAATGACAAAAGGATGCTGTCCCGACAACGTGACGAGGCGCTGTCCGAACTTGATTTCAACGAACTGAAGGACACCATCAACTGGGATGTCGTCTTCGGCAATCTGGACAAGGTGGCGAAAAAGGAGCTGCAGAAGGTGAAGCGGCAGATAGTCAGCTTCCGCAACAGCCCGGAATTCAAAAAAAGCGCCACTCCGGAACAGATGCAGGTCATCGAGGAAGCCATCGGGAAGATCGACAGCGAGGTCATCGAGAAAGGAGGTCTGTTCGGCAATCTGACCGAATCCATACGGGAATACTCCGAAGCGGTTGATGAACTGACAGCCGCGCAACGGGATTATGACGAGGCCGTGCGGCAATACGGGGCGGACAGCGCGGAAGCGGAGGCCGCTCGAAAGAAAAGGAACAAGGCGGAAGCCGGGGAGCGCAATGCCGGGAATAACCTGGAAGCCTCAAAGGATAAGGCGGTGAGAAACATCACCGCCGTGGCCGATGCGATGAACACGCTGGGCGAGGCGGACATGAGCCTGTCATCCTTCGGAAGCGCGGTCGGGTCTTTGGTGGACACGCTGTCCGCATCCGGAAGCAAGATCGGCGGCATCATCGCGGCCATACTGGCTATCCTTGACCAGATCGGGCAGAAAGGGCTGGAGGGTTTTGTCGGCAACATTCTCGAAACCGTCATGCACGCCGCAGGAGGATTGTGGGACAGCATCGGACGTCTGTTCGGTGTCAAGGGACTTGGAGGCATCTTCAAGGGAGCCGACTATTCCGGCTATAACGAGATGGTGGACCAGTACAACCGTCTGAACGAGATATGGGATGAACTGATCGACAAGAAAAAGGAATATATAGAGACCAGCTACGGCGCCGAGGCGCAGAAGGTCGGAGAGGAAGCACTGGCCCTACAGCGGACCGCCATAGACTCTTACCGGATACTGGGCAAGGAACGTCTGAATTCGGGAGCCAGCACGGGATCGCACTCTATCGGGGTGCGGCAGCGCAAATGGATGTCCTCTCAGGACTGGGCGGCAGCCGGCGCGGCCCTGGGAGAAGACTTTTACAGGTACGGGATCGGGGAAGGACGTATGACCGGGCTGTTCGATCTCTCCGTGGAGCAGCTGGAGAAACTGAAGTCGGAAGCTCCCACATTCTGGGCCAAGCTGGATGATGATGTCAGAAATTACCTGGACAAGATCATTGAAGGTTCGGAAAAACTGGGTGACATACAGGCCCAGATAAAGGAACAGCTCACGCAGATGTCTTTTGACAGCATGCGTGACGCCTTCTATGACACACTGCTTGATATGGAAAGCGGGGCGGAGGATTTCTCGGAGGACTTTAGCGAGTACCTGCAGAAGGCTATCCTCAAGACAAGCCTGTCGAAAGTCTACGACAAGAGGCTTCAGGAATGGTATGACAAGTTTGCCAACTACAACAAGGAAGGAGGTATAGATACCGGGGAATACAAGGACCTCCAGCAGGAATGGAACGATATCGTAAAGGACGCCCTGGAGGAGCGTGACTCGCTGAAGGATATCTTCGGATGGACATCATCGTCCTCCTCTTCCCAGTCCGGCCGGGCCGGAACCGTCACCTCCATGACCGAGGAGACGGCCGGAAGGCTGGAGGGGATCGGCAACGCGACCCTTGACCATGTCATCAGCATTGACAACAACCTTACGAGGCATCTCGAAGGGATGGCGACATCCCTGGGCAAAATTGCGGGGAATTCGGAGTACCTCAGACACCTCGAAACGATAAACGAGAACATCGCGGAACTCCGGCGCGGTGTGAAACTGAAAACATAGGACTATGGAAGTGGAGGAAGGACTGCTGAAGATAAACGGGACGGACATGGCGTCCCTGGGATGTTTCCTGTACGAGGAGAACGCGGGGGACCATACCAATTACGACTCGCTGATGAAGCCGCCGAAGATGAAGGAGCATACCTCCGTCAGTTACCGGGAACTTGACGGCGAGGAGCTGCCCGAAACCCTGCTTCCCCGTTACGAGGCGAGGGACATCACGCTGAAGATGGCGGTGGTTGCGGATACACGGACCGGGTGGTTCAAGAACTACAACGCCGTGCTTGCCTTGCTGAAGTCGGGATGGCTGACGCTGGAGGTTCCGGAGATAGGCCGGGTGATGAAGGTCTACCTGAAGGAATATACCCGGTACAGCCAGTTCACGACAATCAGGAATACCGGCCAGCAGGTAGCCGGATTCACGGTCACGCTGCGCGAGCCGAAACCTTTTTCAAACAGTGATTAAAAACGATTTAAAAACATCATAAATGGAACTTGAAATCTACGACAGGCAGGGAGCCCTGAAAAGGAAGGTCAGTCCCGATTCATCGTCCCGGTGGACCGAGGAAGTGGGGGCGGAATTCGTGGTGACGGTGAACTTCACCACCTGGGAGTTCTTCGTCCTGTCGGTCGGCGACTATGTGGAGATATCAGGAAAGCGGTTCTCCATAAAGAAGGAGTACCGCCCGAAAAAGACCGACACACAGAAATACACCTACAATATCAGCTTCTACGGCCGCGAGCACGACATGCAGGACCTGTTGTTCTGCCGTCTGAACCAGGGGGAGGATGACCTGGAGTCCGTCTTTGCCTATGACGGCACGCCGATGGAAATGCTGGAAAAGCTGGTTGCGAACATGAACCGTAACACCGACGGTGTGACGTGGCGTGCAGGACAGGCCGTCACCGGCGACCGGAAGACCATCAACTTCAACGGCCTGTTCTGCTGGGATGCGGCAGGCGAGATAGCCGGTGCCTGGGAAACCGAGTGGTGGCTGGACGGGGAATACCTGAACATAGGGAAATGCGAACACGGCGAACGGGTTACGCTCGGCTATATGAAGGGATTGAAGACGGGGCTGACCCAGAATGAGAATTCCAATTCGATCAAATGGTTCACACGGCTGATCCCCGTAGGTTCAACCAAAAATATTGACCCGTCAAAATACGGCTACACCCATCTGCAACTGCCGTCACGGGACAAGTATATCGACCTGAACACTCAATTGGGACTGAAGGAGCATCGCGAGGAAGCGGCCTTTCAGGATATATTCCCGCACCGCCTGGGTACGGTATCCTCGGTAAGGTCCGAGGAGCAGACAAATAAGGACGGGAAGAAATACACCGTCTATTATGTCAAGGACAAGGATCTGCCCTTCAATCCGGATGAATACATGATCGGCAGCGAGGTGATACACATCACCTTCGAAAGCGGCGACCTCTCCGGAAGGGAGTTCGAGTGCAACTGGCATAACGACACACAGGAGTTCGAGATCATCAACACCTACCCGAACGAGAACACCCAGATACCGGGAGGCAACATCATACCGAACGTCGGTGACACGTATATCCTGACGAACATCCGCATGCCGGATGAGTATTACCCGATAGCGGAAGAACAGTACAAGCAGGCGGTTGACAGCTTCCTGACAGAATACAGCAAGGACATATCCATCTATTCCGGCGACACGGATTACATCCATGTGGATAAAAACAGTGTGCCGTTATCGCTCGGACAAAGGGTGAGACTGGAGGACGCGCAGTATTTCGAAGCCGGGTATCTTGACACCCGCATCACAAGGATAGAGAGGAAGCTGGGCAATCTTTCCGAGGCTTCCATTGACTGCTCGTCGGCGGTCAGCACCTCATGGAAGTCATCCGTGGATTCGACGCTGAACAATCTGGAATACACGCTGGCGCAGGAGATGGCGCAGGCCAATGTCCGCCTGCTGAAGACCGGCGATATGGAGAGTCCGAGCGACTATACGGCTTTCTCCTCCCTGAGGGCTATAGGAACCTTCCTGAGAAAGAACATAGCGGATATCGCCAGCGAGATCATCACCTTTCTCAAAGGTCTGAGGGTCGGCAAGTTTGTCACAGGTCTTATCGGAGGCAGCGGTGCGGCCATCTGGTTTGACAAGAACGGCAAGACAATAGTCGAAGCTGACAAGGCGATGTTCCGTGAGGAGCTGATAGTACCGCAGATCACGTTCAACTGCATCGATGTGATATCCGGCGACAAGGCGAACTCGTTCGCATACGGAAGAATAAAGACCGTTGACACGGAAAACCGAATAGCCACGCTGGAACTGCTTGAGGGGCAGTGGGGAACGTTGAAGGTAAGTGATATCTGCCGTGGTATACTTCACAACATAGCCGGTAGCAACCATACTCAAGATGAATACGGTCCTAACGGATTCATGGAGTATTCCGGATACGCCACCTCATACTTTACCCCCACTAGAATCATCGAGAATGAGGCTGGAAACATGAAGTTTGAATACGCTCTTCAGGCAGGAACGAGCGTGCATCCTCTTCCCGGTATGAACTTCTTCGCATACGGCAACTTCACCGACAAGGACAGACAGGCCATCACTTATGAGAACAGGTACTATACCCGCCGGCTTATCAACGTGAACACATGGGTAATAGATCCGGATGTGAACATCGCTTATCAGAGCGGAGATCTGAGTGGGCTTACCATCAACGGGCAGATAATGGATGGCTATTCTTCGTATCAGAAAAACGTATATGTAAGCGGAACGATAGAACGACTCAAACCCAACGGTGAGGTGGCTATGGACTTAAGCTACGAGGGTGTATGGCAATCAGACAGGCATTATGATTACTACGATAGTGTGACGTATAACGGCAGCACATGGGCGTGTCTGAACAAGAACGGTTCGTCCTCTGAACCGGGTACGGATGCTGACTGGCAGGAGATAGCATCCAAGGGTGATACGGGGGCACCGGGAAAGGACGGTGT